AGCTACATTCAGCTTTGCCTTGCACTTTCCGAAATGGCAAAGGAACTGAAAACAGCAAGTCCAAAGCCACAGCAAACGGAAAATCCGAAATTTGCAATGCGAACATGGCTGATTCGATTGGGACTGGTTGGTGAAGAGTTCTCCACAGCGAGAAGTTTTCTGACCAAGAACCTTGACGGAGATGCAGCCTTCCGATTCGGCAGAGCCTGAAAAGGCTCGCACTCAAGGGCAACAGGTGGCAACATCGCCGCCCACGTTGCCTTTTGTGGTATAGTTTCCCAACCGAATAAACAAAGCCACAAAAGCCCACACAGCCCCTGATTTTGCAAAGTGTAATCTGAACAAATACCACACAAGAAAAGGCACAGATATTTTGTAGATTTAGCGGGTTGCATTTCTCCTCCGAAAGAGTTAATATGTGACTACCGCAAAGCGGAATCTACAAAAAGGAGATTTGAAATGAAAAGATATTACCTTGCCTATGGTTCAAACCTCAATGTCCGTCAGATGAAGTACAGATGCCCCACAGCAAAAATCGCTGGAACGGCGGTTATCAGGGATTATGAACTGCTTTACAAAGGCAGCAAGACAGGTTCCTACCTCACCATTGAAAAGAAAAAAGGCGGTGCTGTTCCGGTAGCAGTCTGGGAAGTAACTGCCGCCGATGAACACAGCCTTGATATTTACGAGGGCTATCCTAATTTCTACTACAAGAAAAATATGAAAATCAGGCTTTCCGAAGCTGGGAAAATGATTGATGCTTTTGTGTATATCATGCACGAGGAACGCAGGCGTGGGATTCCAACTTCTGCATATGTCAGCACCTGCAAATTCGGATACACCATTTTCGGATTTGATTTCAAGTACCTTGATGAAGCCTACGAAAAAAGCCTGAAAGGAGCTGCCCATTATGAAAACTGAAACTGCAACAGAAAGAACCTGCCCGAAATGCGGATGTGTTTATACTGGAGTTCCTGCACTTTCCAGAATCGACAATAAAACGCTGATTTGCCCCGACTGCGGAATCCATGAGGCTCTTGAAACCCTGGGAATCTCCCTGGAAGAACAGGAAAAAATCATCAGCATTATTCATCGTAACACAGCAGAATAATCAAACACAAGCCGCCACGTTTGGCTGTGTGGCAATTCAGGGATTTCCTCCGTAAAGTTTTCCCCATTGCAATGAAGCCCCACACGAGCCGACAGGGCGGCTTTGTGTTGCTGTCATATTCTACACAATAATCTCCTCTGATTTCGGCGTTATGTTTGTTACATTTATTATCGCAGATACCGTTGACTATATTCCTGAAATGCGGTAATATACAACACAACGGAACGGAAAACCGACCGAAAACCACGAAATTTGGAGGAAAACACCATGAACAAACAGATTAAAAACTACTTTGAAAACCTCAGAATAAATTCTGAGAACGATGCAACCAAGCTGAGCCGGGGAACACTTGAAGCCTACTGGACTTACGAATTCAACCTTAACCACAACAGCAGCGAATTTGAATGCAATGAGCTCCCTTGGACAACAGACATGAGCGACTTTGTTAAGACAATGCGAGAGGCGGGAGTTGAAACAATTGCGATTACAGAAACAAGCACGGCACTCCTTGAGAATCTGCACAAACTTGCCGCACAGGGATGCAGCATTGAGGGACTTTGCACGATAATCAGACCGGACATCTGGGGCAATGCAAAGGAATACCCTGCAATTCGCATCAGACTGAACTAAAAACCAAAGAGCCAAGGGGCAGAACAAACTGCCCCGCATACGGCTCAGAAAGGAAAACCATATGAAAGTACTTATCGTTGAACCGAGAAAACATCCAAGAGAAGCTGAAATTGACGGCAATCTGGAATCCATGCAGAAAACGGTCGGCGGGTATCTGCAAGCGATATACCCTTTTGAAGATGAAATTGCCCTTGTTTGTGATGATGAATCAAAACTGAAATCCGATACGGAGTGGAACAGAATGCTTCCTGAAACAGGCGACATCATCAAAGGCACATTTTTCATCGCAGGTCTTGGAGCAGAAGATTTTACAGATCTTTCTCCTGAACTTATGGAAAAGTACAAACAGCGATTTTGGAGCATTGAACTTTTCATTCCTACGCCAAACGGTATGATGCCAATTGTAATCAGGGACTGACAGCCCGCACGTTCGCCTGTGACGGCAAGTAAAACCGATTCCGAATACCTTTCCGATTTGAAAAGCAACGCCACAAACGCAAACGTGGCGGCTGCTTTTTTGCTGTCACAATCTACACAATACAGGGGCGGTTTTCAAGCTGTATATTCTGGCAGTTTAGCCGCTTGCAATTACACACACTATGCGGTAATATGTAATCACCGAAAGGGAAAACAACCAAAAAACCACGAAATACGGAGGAAAACACAATGGTAGCATACGGAATCGCAAAAGCAAGAGCAATGGCGAACAGAACGAACTGGAACGAAAGAACCGAAATCACAAAGGCGGTCATCACTTGGTTTGATGAAAATTACGAATACGACCTTGAAATCGAAAACGAGGACAGAATGGACGATGAAGAGTTCACAGACTGGGTTGAGAAAAATGCAGAAAGCCTTGCAAAGGCAGATGCAGAAGAAAATGAAACGATTTTTGAGGGCATTGACAGAATCGACTTCAAGGAGGACTACATCGACGACGATGCCCTTTTTGATGAGGAATACGAAAATGCCTGCGAATTTGAATGGGAGTGCATGACGGGAAGATAAATTTCCCTTTCAAACCCACAAACCACAGCCTTGGAAACAAGGCTGTGTGGCTCGTATCGAAGAAATATAGTACACAAAATCTAAGCCATATATTTGTGCAGTATATTTTTTCGTTATGACTTGCTATACTTGAATTTGTATGGTAACATGGTTACAATGGGAATAGAATCTCGATTACAAAACTGTCCCTTGAGGGCATTAAAATAAATGATGCAGACTTGCTTTTTGGCAGGTCTTTTTTGTTTGGAGGTGAGAACAATGGCAAAATTTAAACCAACACGCTTTATGGAGAAAGATTCAAAATATGATAAAAAGGCGGCTGATTATGCTGTCTCTTTTATTGAATGCCTCAGCCACACCAAAGGCACATGGGCTGGAAAGAAATTTGAACTGCTGGACTGGCAGGAACAAATTATCCGTGACCTGTTCGGAATCTTGAAACCGAACGGCTATCGTCAGTTTAACACGGCTTACATTGAAATTCCGAAGAAAAATGGGAAATCAGAACTTGCCGCTGCAGTTGCTCTGCTGCTTACCTGCGGTGACGGCGAAGAACGTGCGGAGGTGTATGGCTGTGCTGCCGACCGTCAACAGGCTGCCATTGTTTTTGATGTGGCTGCCGATATGGTGCGAATGTGCCCTGCCCTTTCCAAGCGAGTGAAAATCCTGACCTCACAAAAGCGTATTGTGTACATTCCGACCAACAGCTTCTATCAGGTGCTTTCGGCAGAAGCCTATAGTAAACATGGTTTCAACATTCATGGGGTTGTGTTTGATGAACTGCATACGCAGCCGAACCGAAAGCTGTTTGATGTTATGACCAAAGGCTCCGGCGATGCCAGAATGCAGCCTTTGTATTTCCTGATTACCACAGCCGGAACGGACACAAATTCAATCTGCTATGAAGTTCATCAAAAGGCAAAGGACATTCTGGAGGGCAGAAAGCATGATCCGACTTTCTATCCGGTTATTTATGGTGCAGATGAATCGGAAGATTGGACTGACCCGAAGGTCTGGAAAAAAGCAAATCCAAGTCTGGATAAGACCATCGGCATGGATAAGGTGGTGGCTGCGTGTAATTCTGCAAAGGAAACTCCCGGTGAAGAAAATGCTTTTCGACAACTGCGTTTGAATCAATGGGTAAAACAGGCGGTGCGTTGGATGCCGATGGAAAAGTGGGACAAATGCAAGGTTGCTTTTGATGAAGAGATGCTTGCTGGGCGTATCTGCTATGGTGGACTTGACCTTTCCAGTACAACGGATATTACAGCTTTTGTTTTGGTATTTCCTCCAACTGAAGAAGATGAGCATTACTACGTTCTGCCTTACTTCTGGCTGCCGGAAGAAACGCTGCCACTTAGAGTAAGACGTGACCACGTTCCATATGATATATGGGAACGGCAAGGCTACTTGAAAACCACTGAGGGAAATGTGGTTCACTATGGCTTTATTGAGAATTTCATCGATGAACTGGGGCAGAAATTTCACATCAAAGAAATTGCATTTGACCGCTGGGGTGCAGTGCAGATGTCACAGAATCTGGAGGGACTTGGATTCACGATGGTACAATTCGGGCAAGGCTACAAAGATATGTCACCACCGACCAAAGAACTGATGAAGCTGACTCTGGAACAGACACTTGCACACAACGGGCACTCTGTTTTAAGGTGGATGATAGATAATATTTTCATAAGGCGTGACCCTGCCGGAAATATCAAGCCGGACAAAGAAAAATCCACAGAGAAAATTGATGGTGCTGTTGCCATGATTATGGCTCTTGACCGTGCAATTCGCTGTGGATGTGTTTCTGATGAGTCGGTTTATGATACGAGGGAAATGTTGATTTTGTAGTTGTGATTACCCCTACAAATGGGGAGTTAGCGATTTCTTTTTCCGGTATTCTCTGTCCCACGGATTTCCTCATGATAGAAATAATCTACGATCAC